CGGCAGGTTGAGAGCCTCTGGAAGACCTGGGCGAATACCACTGCGTGCGACGTCACCGGGCGCATGACGTTTGCATCGCTGACGCAGCTCGTGTTTCGCGCAACGTTGCAGAACGGCGAAGCGCTGGCGCTGCCTTTGTGGTTGGAGCGGGCCAGTACGCCGTTTCGCACCTGCCTGCAATTGGTGGACACCGACCGGATGAGCAACCCGGATTTTTTGCCGTCCTCGCTGACGCTGCGCGGCGGTATCGAGATGGACCTCTACGGCAAGCCGATCGCATATCACATCCAGAAGCAAATGAACTGGCCGGGCCTCATGTTCTGGAATTACGGCGGCGGGCTTGGTCTGGGGCCAACGGAGTGGGAACGGATTCCCGCCGAGACGCCGTTCGGGCGCAAACGCGTGCTGCACATTTATCAGCAGGATCGGGTGGATCAGTCGCGTGGCAAGCCGCTGCTCGCCCCAGTGATCGAACAGTTTCGCATGCTCGACAGTTATCAGCGGACGGAGCTGCAAAGCTCGATCGTCAACAGTCTGGTGGCCGGCGTCATCGAGACGCCGCTCGATCCGGCGGGCATCACCGAGCTGATGGGCGGTGACGCCAATAAGTATCTCGCGACCAAGGGGGAGTACCGCACGCAGCTCGAAGCCGGGTCGATGATCCCCTTATATCCCGGCGACAAACTCACCCCATTCACGCCGGCGAGGCCTGCCCCACAGTTCAACAATTTCTGCGAGACCATCCTGCGGCAGATCGGCGCAGCCATGGGTCTGCCCTATGAACTCGTGCTCAAGGACTTCAGTAAGACGAATTATTCGTCGGCGAGGGCCGCCCTGCTCGAAGCGTGGCGAGGATTCCTCTCGCGCCGGGCGTGGCTCGCGACTTACTGGGCTCAACCCGTCTACCAGCTCTGGCTCGAAGAAGCGGTCGCCGCCGGCCTGATCGAGGCCGAGGACTTCTACGATCAGATGCCCTACTACCTGACGGCCAAGTGGATCGGGCCGGGCCGCGGCTGGATCGATCCCGTAAAGGAAGCCGAAGCCGCTCAGATCCGAATGGATTCGATGATCTCGACTCTCGAAGCCGAGTGCGCCGAGCAAGGGCTCGACTGGAACGAGGTGCTCGACCAGCGTGCGCTTGAGATGCAGCGCATGAAGCAATTGGACCTCGTGCCGCCGCTGACGCCCGCGCCGCCCAAGGGCGAGAAGGTCGAGCCCGACACTCAGGAAGAGCCGGCCCCGCAGCAGTCGCCGGCAAAGGAGGCCGCATAAGATGCCCCGATCGTCGCTGGTACGCGTGCTCAACGAAATCCACGGGCGCCCGTGGGCCATCACCGCCGAGGAGCTGGAGAACATTGCGGCCATCGTGGACCGGGCCGTGAACCGCGAGCAGGAACTCGAATCTGTTGCCGCGAAGCTGGGCAGGCCGCTCGAAAATTCCGGCAACGGGAGCGAGGTCCGCAACGGTGTCGCCATTCTGGGAATCGATGGTCCGATTTACCGCTACGCCAATTTGTTCACGTTCATCAGCGGCGCGACATCGGTCGAAACGCTGGCGCTCGACTTCCAGCGTGCGCTCGAAAACAGCGCCGTCGATCAGGTTCTGTTCGTTGTGAATTCGCCCGGCGGGCAGGTGGACGGCATCCAGGAATTCGCCGACATGATCCGCATGGGCTCGCGCATCAAGCCCGTCACTGCTTATGTGGACGGCCTCGCTGCATCCGCGGCTTACTGGCTCGCCGCCGCGGCGCAGACGATCGCGACCGCAGAGACCGGCATGCTGGGTTCGGTCGGCGTCGTGGCCTCCATCCTGGATAACCGCGGGCAGCAAGAGCGCCAGGGCGTGAGGCGCCACGAGATCGTCAGCTCCAACGCCCCGAACAAACGACCCGACCCGGCCACCGACGCCGGTCGTGCGCAGATCCAGGAACTGGTCGATTCGCTCGAAGCGGTCATGATCCAGCGCATCGCTGCGTTCCGCGGAACGACGCCCGAAGCCGTCGCCCGGGATTTCGGACGAGGCAAGACCCTGATCGCCAGTCAGGCCATCGCCGCCGGCATGGCGGATGAGATCACGACATACGAGCCGCTGGTGGCGCGACTGGCGGCGGGATATACGCCTCGCGCCTTGTTTTCAATTTCCTCAAAGGAGTCAACCATGGAAGATCCCAAACCGACGCCTCCGGCGGCCCCGGCTCCGGCGGCTCCTGCTGCGCCTGCACCTGCGCCGGCAGCAACGACCGCAACAACGGCAACAGCCGCAATCACCGCCAGTACGTTTGGCGCGGAGCGGCAACGCATCTCTGCAATCCTCTCGCTGCCCGAGGCCAAGGGCCGCGATAGTCTGGCCCGCACACTGGCGCTCGACACCGACGCGAGCGTGGAAGTCGCGAGGAACATTCTCTCGGCGGCGCCCGGCGGCGCGACCGATGCGCCTCCACCGAAAGAGAACCCTCTGGCCGCGGCCATGAGCCAACTCCCTAACCCCAAGGTTGGAACCGGCAACCCCGCCGAAGACGACTCGCCGGAGGCCGAAGCACGACGTGTGCTGGCGTTCGTTCCCAAGGACCGGAAGCTCGCCGGCTGAACTCAAACTTTCAAACGAAAAGGAGTAATACCGAATGGCAACTTATCAACCTGTGGCGAGAGCCAGCTTTTCCATGAGCGGAATCTTCAATCCGCTGCCATTGCTCACTGACGGCGATGATGTCGTATCGCGAACCGGCACAATCGCCTCCGGTATCGGTGTGGTGAATCGCGGAACCATCGTGAAATACGATCCCGCGACCGGAGCCATCACTCTGCCGGCGGCTGCAGCCGATTGCAACGCCATCATGGCCGAAAGCGCGGACGCCACCAGCGCTACTGTCGCGGCCCTCGTCATCGTCTCTGGCAAGGTCTCAGCCGCCGCCCTCATCTGGCCCGCCGCTCTCGGTCATGGCGTGGTCACCGATGCGCTGCGTGATTTCTCCATCCTGGTAGAGTCTGTCGTGTACACCGATGGCACGCTGATTAAATCCGCTCCGACGCCGGAAGAGGAAGCCGCAGCCAAAGCCAAGCTCGATGCGGCTCGCGCAGCCGCGAAAGCCGCCGCCGACGCTGCTGCCGCCGCGCCTCCTGCGACTCCTCCTGCCGATCAGCCGAAGCCCAGTGATAGCCCGTGGGCTTACATGACGGCGGAAGAACGGCAGAACGATCCGCAGCTCGCCGAAGCTGCGCTTGCGGAACCGACAACCCCGCCCGCAGCGCCGGCAACGCCGCCGCCGACTACACCGCCGCCGACTACGCCGTAACCGAGCTTTTGAAGCGCTGCCCGGCGGGATGGGGCGACAACCGCCGGGCAGCAAAACAATCAACGCTGGCTAACCCTGCCTGAGGAGGAAAAGTGGCAGATCTTTTTTCAACCGATGTCCTGACGCGAATTGTCGCTTCGCTGCTGGGCAATCCGCAATGGATGCTCGACCGTTATTTCGGCGCAGTTCAAACCGAGACCAGCGAGGAGATTCATTTCGATGTCATGGACGGCAGACGGCGCATCACGCCGTTTGTCAGTCCTCTCGTGGAAGGCCAGATCGTCGCCAGCCTGGGCTTTAAGACCGCTACGTTGAAACCCCCCTATGCGAAGGACAAAAGGGTTTTCGATATGAACAGGCCGCTGAAGAGAATCGCGGGCGAACAAATTGGCGGCACGATGGCGCCGGGCGACCGGCTGCGAGCGATGATAGCGCGGGATCTCCAGGACCAGCTCGACATGCTGCGCCGGCGGCTGGAAGTGATGGCCGCCGAAGTCATGGTCACCGGGAAGCTGACCATCACCGGCGACAAATATCCAACGGTCAACCTGGATTTCGGGCGGGCCGCGGGCAATACCATCGTGGCGACCAAGCTCTGGTCCGACCCGAGCGCCATGCCGCTCGATGATCTCCAGGACTGGGCGCAGATCGTCCTGCAGGCGACCGGCGTTCAGGTGACGGACGTGGTGATGGGCGTGGACGTCTGGAAGATTTTCCGCAATCACGCGAACGTCAAAGACCGGCTCGCCCTGCAACGTGTCTATCAGCAGTTCCCGACGATGACGCAGAACGCCCAGATCCAGGAGGGCGGCGTCTTTCAAGGCAACGTCGATTCGTTCAACATTTTTGTGTACGCCGGCTGGTATGTGGATCCCGCCGACGGCGTCGAGAAACCCATTTTCCCGGCGCAGACCTGCGTCCTGACGACGCCCGGGATCGAGGGCGCCCAGGCCTACGGCGCGATACGCGATGAGCAGGCCGGCCTGCAGGCGCTGCCGTATTTCTCGAAGAGCTGGCTCGAAGAGGATCCGAGCGTGCGCTTCCTGCTTTTGCAGAGTGCGCCGCTGGTATTCCCCTATCGACCGAACGCGAGCTTCAAAGCCAAGGTGCTTTGATGAACCCGTTCCGACTTTCGCCCGCCCCGCAGGGTGGCGTGGTGGATCCCCGCTCGTTCGCGGTTTCTGGCGGCTCGCCACATGCTGGAAACCGCGCCGCGGGTGAACCATTCGGCGACATCTTTGTAGCGCGGCATGTTGACCTGCTCTGGAACGCCCTGCTGAACGAGTGGGCTCGCACGGTGGATTACTGGCCGCAGGGTGATTCAGCCGGCGCGGTTCCGCTCGTCCTGCTCTGGAAAGAGGGCGTCGAAGGCGAGGAGTTCTCGCCGGGCCGTTATTCGCACGCCTATGTCCGCAATGCGGATTTGCCCAGCGATCCGGCCTTGCGTGACGCCCTGATGGCGGACGGAGTGATCTATGACGTGGTGCGAGTAGACGCCTTCATGTACTTCTACTCGTCGCTCGTCCTGCAAAACCGCGAGGAGGATTTCTGATGCCGGTCCAGGTCAAGGTAAAAAGCGCTGGCCGCATTCGGGCGCCGCGGCTGGACTACGGAAAGTTGACGTTCATCGGCAGGTCGATGATCGAGGCGCAGCTTGATCGCTGGGCGCGAGGCGTCAACGCTAATGGTCAGACGGCCAAGCCGCTCTCGGTCAGGTACGCCATCATCAAACAGCGAGCCCTGCGCAAGCGGCCAATCCGCGACATGCAAATGACCGGCCAACTGATCGCCAACTTTGGCTTGCGCAAGGCGATCAACAACGAGATCCGCGTCGAGAACAGCACAAAGCTCAACCGGCAGAAAGCGCAGCGTGCGCAGAACTACGAGGAGATGATCGGCTTCGCCGGCAGCGATCAGACGGCCCTCTATAAGTCGGCGCTCGACCAATACGGTGTGTTCCTCAAGGAGGCCTGGGTTCCCCTGAACTTCTGATGGTTGACCTAGTGGACCTGACCAACGCGTTTGTCGATACGCTCCAGCGAATACCCGAGCTGGTGGCGGATCTCGCCGACGCTTCGCCGGCGTCGGTCGTGGCCTACCTCGATGAGAACCCGAGGAGGCTCACCACCTCCGGCGCAATTTATCAGCAGAAGCCCGGCACGGTCCTGGTGGTATGGCGCGAGATGCTCTTCAACGAGAGCGACGAAATGAGCATGTACCAGCACATGGTGGAGTTTTATGCTCGCGCCAAGGTAGGCGGATCAGTCCTGAAGCTGGCGACCGAGATCGTGAACGGGACTCCCGTACCGGGCGACGGGCAGCGCTGGAAGCTTTGCGGAGTGATGCCCGGCGTCCTCCCGAGCGACATTCTCGATGTAGTCCGCGAGACCGATTCCGAGGGGATCGACTACATCAAAATCATCACCCGCACCAACGAAATAGGAGACGCATAAATAACCATGGCCGCACCTCCCGACGTCACTCCCCAGGCTGGGCCGACATCCTGCCCGGCCAATGTTCGCGAAACGAAGATCGCATTCGGCTACAAGCCACAGGCCGACTTAGCGACGGAGAATGTCATTGCTGAAGTCTGGAGCCTGACCAAGACCAATACCGCTCTCATGACCGTGGCGCCAGTGAATGAAGACGACGCCAACGACATAGGCAAAGGCGACGAGTTCCCGACGCAAACCTTCCCGACCAATATCGACACCGCGGTCACTATCGAGAAATACTGCTCCAGTGAGTTCCTCGCGTGGTTGTTCTGCTTCACGACTGGGAAGGCGACTAAGTCTGGCGCGGCAGGTACGGGATTCACTTACGCCGCGGTTCCCAGCGATCCAGTGGTCAACTGCATCAACCTGCCGCCGTTCACCTTCGCCGAGCAGATCCGCACACCGCCCGATTCGGTGATCGATCGCGCCGGCATCGGATTTGTGGTCAACGATTGGACCTTGACGATGGAGAGCGGTCCAGGCCGCGCCAACTGCCGCGTCTCGGTCAATTGCGTCGGCACAGGCAAGCTCGCCACGCCATCGGGGCTGACGCCCTGGCCGCCGGTCGAAGCCGAGCACTTTCTGAACGCAGCCGGCGCGACCATCAACGTTATCGGCATCGATTACGTTCTGGCCGCGAGTTTCATTTCAGCCGAGTTCCGCTGGAACAATAACGTCCGTCTGCCTTCTGGGCTCTACCCCGGCTCAGGAACGCAGAACGGCTACGCCATTCGCGGGCGCATGGAATATGGCAATCGCGAATGCACCCTGACCTTTGTGGCGAGAGCCGCCAAAGGTTCGCCCGAGTATCTCGCCCTCATCGCCTCGCCGCAGACCGAGGGGCCGGCCACGATTGCCGTGAACGGCGCCACAATTGGCGCAGGCCCGGGCAAACACAACTTTTCGATCGCCAGCACTCGTGCGGTTTTCTCCGCTGTCGTCAACGGGGACAGCGATGGCATTGTCACCGTCAATTGCACGGTGCGATTCCTGAAGCCGACGACCGGGCCTTACATTACCTTGTCGGCGACCACCACCAAGGACGCCATCCTGGCGCTTTGACAGGAGGAGTGACATGGAGAACCTGAGTTGGATTGCTCTGCTGGTCGCGTTGATCGCATTCGGTATTTCGGCAATTGACGTCCGAAACCCGCCGTCGCGGCCAAACTGGATGGGCGTGGGTCTGGTGTTTTTGGCCTTCGCTCTTTTGCTCGCAAGAAAAGGAGCGTGAATGTTCGATTCGAAAGCCGAAATTTCATTTCCGGCTCGCGTGGCTGCCACCGGCGGCGAGCAGCAAGAACTCGTCCTGCGCTGGCCTACCGACGAGGAATGGATCGCACGGGCCAAGGCGCGAAAGATCACCATCCGCAAGCTGGGCCGCGGCGTCAGCGAAACCATCCCGCCGGCTCCGTCGGAAGCCGATGCGGCGCTCTATCGTGCAATCGCGGTTAACGGCGCACCAGAGATGACTCCGGCAGAGGCCGTGAAGCTCTTCGAGATGATCGGCGTCTGTGACGTCACCGACGTGCGCCTCGACGGAACCGGGGCGTTCGTCTCGATGATGATTCTCACCGGGCCGGTCGAGCACCAGCTCAAGATTCCGAGCGCCGATCAGGTCATCACGTTCCGACGGTCGGCGTACAAGCTACTCGACCTGCCCTTCAATCAGCAGCAGCTTACGCTGACGCCCGAAGCCGGCGCCCGCCTGTATGACCAGTGCAGCGGCAAAAGCGCCTCCTACGCCAACGGAATTCCCGCAACGCACAAGGACGCTGCTGTGCGTGCGGTCATTGAGTACGTCGATAACAACCTGGGGCCGCGGCGAGATGACGCAAATTTTTAGTCGGCGGGGACTGGCCGGAGGATCCTTCAGCGGCTTTTATCTTCCACCGGCTGCTGCGGCTCAAGGATCTCTGCCCGGATCCGCCGAACTGCCCGGAAGTCCTGATGCAGGAACCGGACGCAGGGCCAGACGCCTTGCCTTGCGAGGGATGCCCGGCGCAGCGCCTGAACGAATATTTGGCGTCTCCACAAGGCCAACTCATCTCAGCGGTGCTGGACCTGGACTTCGCGCTCCAGGTTCGGATACAAGTGGGGCTGGATCAAATCCCGTACCCAATGTTTCTCCTACTACGCCTGCTGGCTGATCAGCGGGCGAAGCATCAAGAAGAGCAGCTCGCGAAGTCGAGGAAGCGCTGAATGGCCGCCAACCGCATTTATCTACAGGTTGTCTTTAACTCCGAAGGCGCTGAAGCGAATATCGACAAGCTCAATCAAAACATCAAAAACATCGGTACGAACAGCGAGCAGGCCACCAAGCAGGCCGCCGCCGGGATGAAAAACGTCTCGGTCAGCGTCGAGAGCGTCACCGATGAAATATCCCGCCTGGGCCGAGTGATCGCTGCCGCCGGCATCGGACGCGAGATCGAGCACATTATCCATCTGGGCGAAGAGCTGAATCGCGTGCGCGGGGCTCTCTTGCGCGGGACCGGCGGCAACGAGCTCCTGAAGCAGCTCGACTCTCTGGCCGAAAGCGGGCTTGCCACCGAGGAGCAACTGGTTCGCACTGCCAACCAGATGATCAACGCCGGAGTCGCCGCCGATCAGGTCGCGCCGCGCATCAAGGCATTGATCGACACTCTCGCGGCTAAAGGGCTCGATCCTCACAATCTCGAAACAGCCATGCGGCTCCTGAACGAGATCACGGTGCAGGGGCAGGTGTCGCCCAAAAAGGCCGTGAGCCTCTTCCGCGAATCGGGCCTGGATGTATTCGCCGAGCTGTCGCAGGGCATCGCGAATTCCAGGAAGGAATTCCGCGACGAGATGAAGAAGATCCCCGCGGACGAGTTCATAAAAGAGCTGCTGGCTAGGGCGGGCAAGGAATACGAAGGGACTGCCGATAAGATCGCCAACGTCACCAAGGAGCAGATCAAGCTGAACAACGCCTGGGGCGAATTCGCCCGGGAGCTGGCTACGTCGTTCGGGCCCGAGATCGCCGACTTAGTCAAAGAGCTTACAGCGTTGCTCCGGCTGCTGACCGGCATTGTTCACATTCTGGGCGAGCTGCCATCACCCCTGAAGACCGTGCTGGTCAATGTCATCGCAATCACCGCGGCGATCAAGACGATCGGCTCTTTGCTCAGTGTGCTCAGGGGAGTCCAGGGGTTGAGCGCCGCAGCCGGCATTGGGGCCGCCGGAACTGGCCCGGGCAGCGGTGGCGGCGGCAGGCTGCTGGGCCTGGGCCTGGGCGGCGCTGCCGAGGCCGCTAACGTGAAGGCTGCCGAAGCAGCTCAAGCCGCGAAAATGAAAGCCGCGGAGGAAGCCGCCGCAGCCGCAAAAACCGCCGCGGAGGAAGCCGCTGCCGCCAAGACCGCAGCTAAAGCCCAGGCGAAGGCCGATGCTCAAGCCGCGAGGGAGGCCAAGCAAGCCACCCGCGCCGCCGCCGGGCAGGCCGCCAAGGAAGCCGCGGACGCTGCTGCTGCTGCCAGGGCCGCGGGAGCGACAGCCGCTGCCGGCGTTGGCGCTGCTGCCACGACAGCCGCAGCGGAGGTCTCTGCCGCAACCGTGGCCGCCGGCAAGACCATCGCCACTGCCGAGACAACCGCCGCCACAGAGGCCGCAGCTCAGGTGGAAGCGGGCGCTGCGGTCGCCGGCGCGACGATCGCCACCAGTGAGGTCGCCGCAGCTACCACCATCAGCGCTGAACGTGTCGCTGCTGCGAAACTGGCTGGCGAGGCCACGGTTATCGGGGCGGCGGAAGCCGGGGCCACTATCGCCAAGGCCGAAGTCACGGCAGGCGCAGAGATCGCCACGGGCATCACCGAGGGCGCAGCCGCGGCGGCCACTGCGATCACCGCGGCTGGCGCAGCCGCCGGAGCTGCCGGAGCTGCCGCGGGAGCTGCCAGTGGCGCAGCCAAAGCCGGCATCTTCGCACGCATCTGGACTTGGATCCGCGGCATATTCGGCGGCGGCGGACTCACAACCCTGAATATCGGGCGCGGCGCTGCGGTCGCCGGCGAAGCTGCCGGAGCCGCGGAAATCGTAGGAGCTGGCGCAGCCGTCGCCGGGCGCACCTTCCTGGGCATGACGCCGACCGGCTGGATAACGCTGATCGCACTCACCGTGGGCCAGATCATCCTGGAACACTTTCTGCCGAAGCTGCTGGGCGGCGGCGAGAAAACAAAGGTTGGGCTGCCCACTGGGGCCTCTGGAGGGCTGCACACGGTTGAAGACCCGGAGAAGGTAAAGCATGAGATCGAAACCAGCCTGAATTTTCTGTCCGAGGCTCAAGCCCGAAATCTGAAAGTTGGCAAAGAGGGCATCGCTGCCCTGACGTTCTCTTACGAGGAGTACTTCCGCAAGGTCGCCAAAAACGAGGAGGCGCTCGCGAATTACCGCAAGGCGCTCGCCATCGACGTCGATACGGAGATCAAGAAACGGACGGAGGAAACCAGACGCGAGACGTTGAGGTGGGTCGAGGAAATGGGTCGCGTGAGCCGGCAGCAGGACGTTCTGGTCGCCGAGCTGACTTATGGAACCGATACGCTGGCAGGCCGGCGGAAAGTGGATGAAACGCGGGCGCAGGCCTTCGAGGCTGATCTGGAGGAAACCACCAAGTACAAGAAAGAGGAAATCCGGCGGGCCGCGGACCTCGATGCGCAAGCCGCCCACGATGCGATCCTGATCTCGCGGATCACCGCGAAATCCACAGCTCGCGAGCGGCTGGAAGCAGAGAAAGCAGCCGTCGAGGCCTCGATGAAAATCCTGCTCGACGCCGACCAGCGCATCAGCATGCTGGAGCAGCACAAGAACGCCGAAGAGATCCGGCACGCTTTGGAAACCGAGGTCGCCAAGCGGGAGATCGCCATCGAGGAGAAGAAGCGGTCCATCGATACGCAGCTCCAGCTCGATCAGGCGCTCGCGCAGAAGGAAACCGCACTCCGGGTCGCCTATCTGCAAACCGTGCGCCCGCGCTCCTACCAGGAGCAAATCGACCTCATCAACCAGACTGCCGACGCCCAGGTCGAGGGCGCCAGGAAATCGACCGAAGCCCAGAAACAGGCCACCGAGGATTACATCACTTGGTATCAGGGCAAATACAAAGACGCCACCGACGCCGTCAATGAGATGCGCAACAACCAGGAGAAGGAGCGCACCCGCCTGGACGCCCAGTTCACCCAGCAAGAGGGCGAGATTCGCCTCGCCGCCTGGAAGCAGACCAACGAGCTGATCATCGAGCAGCAGCGCTCCATGTACGAGCAAATGCTCTCCGGCGTCGATCAGTTCTGGGGCGCCCTGATGGACCGCAGCAAAAGCGTCTGGGCCAGTATCGGCGACCTGATCAAGAACTCGCTGACTAACGCCCTCAAGAGCTTCATCACCTCGCGGTTCGCGGCTGCACTAACCGAAATGTTCGGCGGCGGCAAAGTGGAGTTCACCGGCACATGGCTCGACAAGCTGCTGGGCCGCAGACCTTACTACCAGGGCACGGGCGAGCCGCGGCCCAACGTCGAGCGAGCAACCGCGGAAATTCAACTGAAGGTCGCCAGTTTGCAATACACCGCGGGCAAGGAGCTGCTCGCCGCAGCGGCTGGCCTACAGCAAGCCGCGAGGTCCCTTGTGGTGGCGTCTGGGGGTGGCGGCGCGGGCGAGGCTGCACGGAGTGTAAGTGACGCCGAGTACGCCAGGATTGTATCGAGCGCCGGCGGGGTTGGCCCCGAGGGGATCCCCGAGAGCTACGGACTGCCGGGCGGCGTCAGCGGCGACTGGGCCGGCGAGACAGGGACTCCGGTGGCGTTCCCCGGTGGCGGGACGGCGGCCACGTTCCCGGGAGGCGCAGCCGCGGCCACGCTTCCCGGCATGATGCCGGGCATGGCCGGCTCGACCGGCCTGGGCGGCGGCGGCATTCGCCTGCCGGGCATCGGCTCGATCACCGGCGGCAAACAGGGACTGGCGAACCTTGCCTATGGCCTGGGCGCCATGGTCGGCACGAGCCTGTTCCTGTCGAGCCTGCAGAGGCGCGGCGTCAGGGCCGGGCTACAGGGCATCGGCGGGGCCGCACTGGCGGGCTACAGCCTAGCCAAGCAAGCCGGCCTGTCGGGTCAGGCGGGCGCCCTCGCGGGCGCAGGCGTGGGGATCTACGCCGCCGGCATGAAGCGCGGCGGCGTCACGGGACTCCTGATGGACGTGGGCGGCGCCGCCCTGACGGGATTCGCCATCGGCGCAATGTTCGGCGGCCCCATAGGCGCTTTAGTGGGGGGCGCGATCGGAGCCGGCGTCGGGCTCGTGTCGGGCGTTGCGCGGCTGATCTTTGGAGGGAGCAAGACCGAGGAGGTCCGCACCATGGTGCGGCGGGCCTATGGCGTCGATATCTCCGATTCGAAAATCCTCCAGCAAATCGTGGACACCGCCGATCAGAAATTCGGCGGCGACCTCCGGCTCGCGGTGTACTCGCCCGACGTGATGGAGCTGGTGCGGCTCTATGCGATGACCACCGGGCAATCGCAGATGGGCCTGCCGCGGCCTATGTACGCGGCGTCGTTCGCGCAATCCGGGGCCGGAGGCCTGCAGTTGCAGCCGGTCTATTCAGGCGGCCAGCTCGTCAACAGTCCCTACAGCGGCACGACCACAACGCAATGGCAGAACGCGACCGCGCCATTGTACATGCAACTCAATCCGTCCCAGGCGACGGCGCTGTTCAGCGGTCAAGTGGTGCAGGTCATGGGCAACAATCCCGGGGCAGTGGGCGCAGCCAATACGGTTGCGGCGAGGTCAGGACAAGGCAGGCAGGGACAGACGGCGGCGCTAATAGAGCCGGCTACGGTGCTTCAATGAGATTGCGGGCCGCCCAGAATCGACGTGCGCCGAGAACCGGTGGCTTTGCGTGCTCCACTCGCACCACGCCATCAGGCCCCTCCTCAATGATGCGGAGGCGATCGCCAGCCTTGGCTATTCCGATCTCCTTGCTCAATACGTGGGCCATGTACGCACTTGCGGCGCGGTTGTCGGTGTCTGAACGAGCGGCCTCATCGACTAGTTGCTGGACGTGTTTCGGATCCGAGATATCGTACGGGCCCTTCACGTTTCGGCGGATTGCATATAGCTTGCCGCGGTGCCCGGGGCTTGCCGTTTCCTGGTCTGGTTCAGCGTACGGATTATTCGCGACGATCGTCGGTGGCCGCTTGGACCACTGCCACAGAGAGAACACGGCGACCTGGACGACGATGATGATCGTCCACTCCCTTCGACTCAGGCTCATTGCTACCAGCGTATCGACGGTCCATCCAGTGAAATCAAGGGGATTTCACCCCAAGGTGGTGTAAATGCCCGGTAACCTGGATCCCGCCAATCCCGTAGATGTCATGCCCAAAGGCCTCTGCGCGGCGTTCAACGAGGAGATGCGCTTCGAGAGCTTCATCAACGCCAGCTACCCGGATGGGTCGAGCGACCGGGCCCCGCTATCGCTGAACGCCCGCCATTTTTTCAAATTCACGCGGCGAGTCACCGCGGCGCAGTACACGGCGCTATTCAACTTTTTCAAGGCGCATCCGGTCCAGGCGTTCTACTTTTACAACCTCCGCGAGAGCGCCTTTCAGTGGGATCCGACTGGCGCCTCGACCGCGGGCCGGTACACGGTCGTCTTCGACGGCGCATGGGCCGATCAGTTCATCGTGGGCCGTTCTCAGGTGAGCCTGGGTCTGAGGGAGGTCGCGTGAGCGATTCGCTGGGGCCGATCCCGATTCCAGACCCGCCGTTCATCGGCGCTTTTCCGCTGCGCGGCGACTATGGCGGCGGCATCGACTATCAGCCGCCGATCGTCACTCACGTTTTTGATCAACCTGGGTTGCGCACCGAGCAGCGTTATTTGCTGGGCTCAGGCATGCGCCGGTTCCGCATTAACCGCGACCACCTGAGCTGCACCGAATACGATCAGATCAAGGCGCACTGGCAGCAGGCGCAGGGGCAGTACGCCGAATTCAACTACACGTATTATTCGCCGGGCGGCGGCACTGAAGTGGTCCGCGTGCGCTACGAGAACCCGAACCTTTCGATCGACCAGCTCGTGGGGATGATGGCGACGGTCAACGGCCTCACTTTTCTCGAGGTTCCGACCACGACGCCGGCGAAAACATCGGTGAAGCACGTCTCGCGATTCCCCGATTCTGTGCTCACCACTGCGCTGCTCAGTCAGGTGCAGCAATTCATCCCGATGATCAAGATCCAGGCGCGGGCGCCATCCACCGGCGCGGCGCTGCCGGCGGCCCTTTACATCAGCGACCAGCGCACCATGATCGACGGTCAGCTCTATCTGCCGCGGCTCGCGCAATGGAGCGGCATCGCGCAGACGATGAGCGAGACCAGCGATAGCACGACGTTCACCATGGGCAACGCCGATGACGTCTGGACCAAGTACGGCAACCAGATCAACCTCTATCGCGCACGCGTGAACTTCTCGCTCTTCCACCTGAATACGAACTACGTTCTCGATCTGTGGGCCGGCTATGCGCGGCCATGGTCGCTGACCAGCGACGGTCAGTTCGTTCTGCCGGTGAGCGACGGCGTTTTCGAACTGACGCTGAACTACCCAACGAGGCAGATCTCGCGGACCTGCTGGAAGATTTACAAGGGACCGTTCTGCCCTTCCGTCAGCTCGCTGCCCGATTGCCCGAAGGATTACGACGCCTGTGTCGCCAGGGGCGTCGAGAAGAGTTTCGGCGGCGTGATCGCAGTGCCGCAGACAGTCCACATAAAAGACATAACGACCGGAGTGCTGGGGTTCGGGCGCTCGACCATCAGCAGCGTCTCGATTGCCGATGATTCGATTTATCAGCGGCCCGTGCAGGAGGTCTATACCGACAAAGCGATGAAGGTCCAGTGCGACGTCGCCGCCGGGCGGGATGAGAAGGAATTCTATTCGGCGTTGGGCGTCGTCAGCGAGGGGCCGATCGGGCTCTATCATCAGAACCTGATCGAGCATACGCTCGATGATCAGCCGCCCCACGATCCGCTGCACGGCGGCGGATGGCGCGGCATCGTCGGCAACGATCCTGCCGGCGTAGCGGACTACTTCAACCTCAGCTCCTTCCCGTGGGGAGCGGTTCCCCCAGGCTCGACTTATGCCGGCGGGCTCGCCTTCGCAGAGATCCGGCGCACCGACGCGGATGGCGTGCAGCTCTCCAAAGTCAGCGACCGCAAGATGATCGTCACAGTTGACCAGGGCATCTGCGGCTGGACCTGGAATTCACCGGGCGACCGGGTCTGGACGCGTGGATTGGCGAACCCGGTTTGGATAGCCATCAACGTGTATCTGCGTGCCTTGGGGATGCGGCTGATCGAAGCCAATGCGTCCCAAATTTCTGCCTCAGTGATGGAGCAGTTTTTTGATTGCCCGCAAGCCATCGCCATGGCCGCCATCTGCGACCAGATAGTTAATAACCTGCTCGTGCCGGGGCAGACCGAAAAGCAGTTCCCCTTCCGCGGCGCTCTCAAAGAACGCAAGCCCTTAAAAGACTGGCTCCAGGAAATTCTAAATACCTGTCTGGGTTACTACACGTTCACCAACGGAAAACTCTGGATCGGCATCCGTTACCACTCCGGCGCGACCAATGCGTTCACGGTTGACAACATTCTTTTCAAATCCCTGCAGGCCACTCCCGTGACGCCGCAATTCAACTGGCTGGTCGGGCAGTTCGGCGACGAAGAGTTCGACTGGGCGTTGAACACGGTTACCCTCTACGACATCGACAACGCCCAGTATCTCGGCGAGGTCAACGGCTCGACCCAGTATCTGCAGAGCAACATGAGCTTCGTCGGCATATCCAACAAAAGCCAGTGCGCCAGGGTTATCACCACCAGATTGCGCGAGGAGCTGGGCGGGGTGGGGCTCCCGCAGCAGTTGGCCGCACGCAACCTGCGGTTTCGCACGACGCTGCTTTCGCTGGCCTCGCAGGTGGGCGACGTCATTTCGCTGACTCATTCGCGCCTGCCCAACGGCTACCAGGAAAACCGCATCGTTGGTTGGACGCTGAACCCGGATTACTCGATCGACATCACCGGGAACTGCACGACCGACGAGATGTACGACCTCACCGTGGGGCCGAAGCCGGCTGATGTGCCGGCGGATCCCGTGATCCCCGAGCTGCTGCCATCGGTCGCCGGCCTCGCCTGGATGCCCGACCACATTGCGCCGTTCGCCGGTGATCCGCTCTACCCGGATCCCGCCGAGCGATCCTTCGACCTGTGGCAGGATTACAACCTTTCCAGGGACGGCGTCTGGACGGCGGCAGTGTATGTCGGCGGCGAGATGGTCATCAACAATTTTGCGGAGCAGGTGCAGCCGCGGATCGTCGGCGTTCAAATGATTCCCGGCGGCTCGATCGCCGGCCCGATGACCATCTACGCATCCATCGGTCAGCATGACGAGCCTTCCGTCTCCGGCAATAGCGGCTACACGGTTCCTTCGAATCTCGTGGCGCTCTACATTCCTGAGGGCAGCACGGGTTTGGCGCTGCACCTCGACACCGTGCCGGCGGCGGGCTCCTGGGACAACTGGGATCTCTACGTGGGGACCGATCGGCGGCGCATCGCATTGCAAAGCACCACGACCGGAGCGCTGCCGGCGGCGGTGACGTTCAACGGGCCGATCCACCCCATGACTCGTGAGTTGCCTGAGGGCGCGGCGCGGAAGGTGCGGATCGCAGCCAAGCATGTCTGGCATGCCGGCGTTGTCGGCGTTCTGGTCGCCAGCGTCCCGGCGATCAACAAAATCCAGAGCAACGACTTCATCGGCGCTACCGACAATTGGGTGGGCCGCGTCCTGAGCGCTGTCGCCGACGCGTCTGACGGCAGTGCGCCACTCTGGAACTTCACCGTCACCGCTTTCGATGCGCCCAGCGGCACGTTCACGGTCACGCCCAACTGCGTGCGCGGAACTCCCGAGGATTCGGTGCAGCCGGGCGACGTCCTGGTGGTGCGGTCGAAAGCCACCAGCGCAGGTGTGGATTTCGTTGAGGACACTCTGTGGAATAACTCGGTTTCGAACCTGCAGTTCGACACCGTTGGTTTACACGTGGATGAGGAAATCGGGCGGCTGGTTCGCATCCTCCGCGGCAAGGGCGCCGGGCAGCTCCGCACGGTCACCGGGAATACGAATATCCGGCTTCAGATCACTCCCGATTGGGACACCATCCCCGACGCAAGCTCAGTCGTCATCGTGGAGGCTCGCGAGTGGACTCGCTTCTCCGAGACCAGCGACGTCAATGTGCCGGCGCCCGGCGTCAATTTCGAGCTGCGCCTGCCAGTGGACAACCTGCAGAATTTTGTCGTCATGGTCGGCGGCTTCCTGGTGGACGACCGCGGGCGCCTGAGCGACGAAGAATTCGTTGTATGCCGCGATATTTTCGTTTTCGCCGAACCGCCCGGCGTTCGCGATATCGGGCCGGCCCCAGGCGACCCGGATGATCCCGACCATAATCCCTGGTGGACGCTTTTCACGACCGACCAAACCCTGAGGGCTGACACTACCGCGAACGATATCGAGGTTCACTTACTGCCGCTGGCCGGTTACCAGGGGCGGACCCTCTACGTCGTGAATGGAAGCGGCACACACAACGTGATCGTGAAGCCGGCGGCGGGCGAGACCCTTTGGGATGGCGAAGATTACATCACCGTCATCCCAACCACAACCGCCCGCATCACCGCCGCAGGAGATTAAAAGCCATGGCCTGGATCTACGATCTTGCATCACCGACTATCGGCGGCGGCGGCCAGATGCAGACACCCTGGCTGAGTGACATTGACGCGGCGGGCCACGATCTCAATAATGCGGGCGCGATACGGGCCCACAATGGCGTCTATGTTTATACACCGACCTCGCCTGTCGATTTGACTGGAATGCTGCCCGGCGGATTGAGTTATCAGACCGACTTCAAAGACCGCTGGTATGTGCTGAAGAACGGCGCAGAGACAGGGCTGAACGCTGGGTCGGATCTCAATTGGTTTCGCTATGACGACGCCGGCCACTACCTGGGCAACCCGTTCACGATGCAGCGCAGCACGGGCTACATCGGGATCAACATGCCGTCGCCCTCCGCGCCTCTGCACGTCAAAGGGCCGGCTGGCTCTGCGGCGATCTTCTGCGACACCGGATTCATTTCCTCTGATGGCGGCTACCTCTCGTCTTCCCCTTCCGACAATGCGTTCAATGCGCAGAACGGCGGCATGCATGCGGCCAAGGGCTACACGAGTGATCAGGGCGTCTACCTGAAGGCCACTGCGGCCAGCGCATCGCTGAACGCACCTGCGGCGACTTACGGCGGCCTCGCCTATCAGGGCGGCTCGACGTTCTGGTATTACAACTCTTCCTCTCTGGCCTGGAACACTGTGGACTTCTCCGCAATTGGCGGCGGACCCGGCGGCGTCGATCAATCGGTGCAGCACAAATCAGGATCGACATTCCGGGGCGATGGGTTCATCAAGTGGGATTGGCCGAATCAGTGCCTCATCATTCAGGCCCATACGTCAGTTCCTCCGGCGCTCCCGGAATCCAGTCCCGGCATTCACGTTGTTGGCGGCTATGTTGACGCCGACTTGGGATTCAACTCACTAGGCACAACTTACAATGTCTTCCAGGCGATTACCGGCGGCGCTATCGTTGCGGGCATCGGCATCACGTCATCTCCCACAAAGGGCGGGTATATTTCTTTCCCGCCGCTGAACGGCGGCCTGACCTTCCCTGGCGCCCTCACGCTTCCTACGCCGTTTCCAGATGATCGTGTTCTCCTCTGGAATTCCCCGACCAACGGTACGACGGTCCCCAACACGTCTTACACTCTATGCTGCAACGCTGGCATCCGATCCGCCGGGAGCTTCATTAGCTCCCAGAACACACCAGGGGCGTTCACTGCTGCCACTGGCGGCGCGGCTCTGAATCTCGCGGTATATCTCGGCGCTCATGACGCCGGCCCACCGACCGTTCCCCCGACTACCTACGGAGGCATCGCCTGGAAGTCCGCCTCAACGTATTGGTACTGGAACGGCGCAGGATGGGCCATGCTCGACTTCTTGGCTGCTGCCAGCGCTGCTCCTGGCGGCTTTGACCAGAGCCTTCAGTATCGCAAGGAGCCGCCAACGAGCGGACAATTTCAAGGCGATGGAAACCTGAAGTGGGATTACACGGCCAAGATCCTAAACGTCATCGGTACGGCTGGGCAGCAAGGCCTCTACGTCCAAAACGCCTATGCCGTGGCGGATGGGGGATTCCAGACTAGCTCCACTTCCGCCAATGCAATCCAGGCTCCCAGCGGCGGGCTGACGGCTAAGTCAGCATTGCTTACATTTTTGCAAGTGAACACCACCGTCGTAAGTAACGCCTCTCAGGTTCGCATCACTAATCAGAACCAGGGCGATATCTCGTTCACGGCCTACAATGCGGGTAATCAATACGTCTATTTCGGCAGCTATGTCGATACTGCCGGGAACAATACCTGCACTGGCACTCAGTGGTTTGGAGTTTCCATCGCCGGGAATTTTGTGTACATGCAGGGATGGCCGAATACCACCCCCGGTGCGCTCGTGCCCAATTCCAAGCACATGCTCTCGCTGGACCTGCTCAATGGCCGCGTCGGCGTGAGGCAATCGGCTCCGGCCTATGTGCTGGATGTGACCGGCGACTGTAACCTCTCCTCAGGCAGTGTTTACCGAATCAATGGCGTCCCGATTGGTGGTGGTCCCGACGGCGTCGATCAGTCGGTGCAGCACAAGAACGGTACGGCGTTCCGCGGCGATTCGTTTTTGAAGTGGGACTGGCCGAACCAGACGCTTCGTATCGCCGCTAAGACGGGCGGCGCCTCCAGCCCGGGCATCACAGTGACCGGCGGATATATCGACGCCGACCTGGGATTCAACACTCTCGGAACAAACTATCGAAGTGTCTCGGCATCAGCCGGGGGCGCTTTTCTGGGAGGCGTGGGAATCCAGTCCCCGAACACAACGCAGGGCGGGTACATAGACTTCGCGCCGCTGGCCGGAGCGCGAAGTTTCCCCGGCGCACTGGACTCGGCGTCATTCGCGTCAGGCGTTCACGTATTGCTCTGGGCATCGGTCAACAATGGCACAGTCAGCCCGGTGCTTGGCGCCGACGCCGTGCTCAACTGCAACGCCGGCATCAATACTCCCCGCTGGTTTATTTCCACGAGCACAGACCAGGGAGCGCTGTCTGCGTTGAACGGCGGCGCGACAGTGGGGCTGGCGATCTACCTGGGCGCCCACGATCCCGGTGCGCCTCCTGCTCCTGCCGGAACTTTCGGCGGCATCGCGTGGAAGTCAGGCTCCAGTTATTGGTATTGGAATGGCGGGGCGTGGGGTTCTATCAACCTTGCGAGCACCGGAGCGGTTCCAGGCGGAAATAACACCGACGTCCAATTCAACAACAGCGGCACGTTCGGAGGGACCGACAATTTCGCCTGGAACAACTCGACCCGTTTGCTGACCATCAATGCGATCAACGGAACGGCGGGCGTCACGGTTGCCGGCGGCGGGTACTTGCAGGCCGATGGCGGACTCTATGTCGCGGTCAGCACGGCTTACAACTCCATCCAGACTCCCGGCGGCATTCTCTCGCTGCAGCGCCTCGCGGTGTACCCGAACTTCACGCCGAATTTGGCTGACATATCGGGCGCCCTGGTTCAAGCCGTTGGGCAGAACAACAATCTCATCATGGTGGTGGACGCCTACGACACGGGCAGTACGCCGGGAACCGTGGCCGGCTTTGTCGGGCGTCGTGCGATCGGGACACCGGGCGGCGCACTCTCCAATCTAGGTAACGGCACCATCCTGCTCACCATCGGCGGGCGCGGCTCCACCACGGCTGGTTTCACTGGCGCATCGAATGCGGCTATTACATTTCAGACGAGCGAAGGCTGGGGACTCACTGCCAATGGCGCGGAGATGAATTTCGGCGTAACTGCCAACGGCCAAACAGGGCGAGTCGCCCGCATGTGGCTGCGCAATACCGGAATGCTGGAGGTCGCAGGAACGACCAACCTCGCTGGCATTCAATTGAATGCCGGCTTCATGCGAGCTGACGACCAGGGGTTCGCCACTACGTCGTTCTCACTCGGCGCATTCACGGCATCGAACGGCGGCGCGATGCTTGGACAGGCCTGCTACCTCGCAAGCCGCGGCGCCCCGACTAACCCGTTGGGTGGTTTCGGCGGCATCGGCTACGCCAGCGGCGCGAGCTATTGGATTTGGGGCGGAAGCGGTTGGTTGACATTCGATTTCGGTAATCCATCAGTAGGCGTCCTGACCGCATCGGGAACCATCCAAAGCAGCAGCAGCGGAATTACGTTTCAGAATTCCGGCGGCTTAAACTTTCAGGTCAATCAAGCCGGGACGGTGTCCTGTATGCAGTTGAATATCTCCGGCGTGAAGTGCGTCGGCAGCGACCTGATTTGGGTGCAAACGGTCCAAACCCCCGGCCACGTTTATGGCGGCGATTTCGGCATCCTGAATTCGTTCATCGGCGGCACTGCGGATATCACCATCTCTGGAGTGGGAACGCTTCATTTTGTGGGTGGGCTTTTCAAAAACATGACTTAGGAGGTATATGAGCAGAACGATCAAACTGACGGCCCTTCAGCGGCTGGGCCTCGAAAATTTAATGGCTGACCAGCGTGGCAAACGCGAGGAGAACCGGACGCTCTACTCGATCCGGCAGAAGGTGCGCCTCTCGACAGAAGAGCGCCAGCAGTTTTTCAAGCCGCTGCCGAATGGGCAGCAAATCATTGACGACGTCGCCCTCGCCAAATCCAACGGCTTCGAGCTGACCCTGAGCGATGACGAAGTACGCCGGTTGATCAAATTGGGCGACACCATCGAGATGCCGGTCGGCATCATGGATTGGTTTGAGCCATTATTGGTGGAGCTTGAGAGGCCGCAAGCCACTGCCTGACCTATGTCTGTAACGCTTGTAAATTTATGAAGCCGCCGAACGCAACACTACAGTGAGTGAGATCGCGCAGAAATAGACCGTTACTGTCTAGGTCCTGCGCTTTTCCACAGGCGTCTACGTAAGCCGTTCTACGTAGTGCGTTTGACGGATCCGGGGGCTGCGAATGTCCTGTGACAATCGCGTGACTGGCATACGGGATTCCCCCAATAGTGACGGGGCTGTCTTTTGTGAAATGAGACACTGCGGAAACTCTGTGGAGACTCCATTACTTCCGTGCGCGACAAGCCAAATAATCGATGCCCGCTGACCAGGACTGTGACAGAATTCTGTCTATGTTTTGCGCTTCAGAGACCGCAGTTACGTCTGCAAGGCGCGAGTCTGAGACTGGAGGCTGCTCGCGCAGCCTCTTTCTACTTAGAGCACTCAGGCCTTTAGTTTTCAGGCCGTTCTGGCTCACGGGGGTTCTCATAGCTACGCATGCCATGCGCTATATTTGCGAAAAATTTGCGCAGCTTAGTTTCAGAATTTGCGAAGTATAAGTTCATAATTTTCACAGACTAAGTTACTGACCAACAAGAGACTTAGGGCTTGACAGATACGACAGGTGTGCCATATAGTTCTGAGCAGTAGTTTTGATTGAGTTGCCGCGGTGAGTTAGTTCCGGCGTTGGGTCGCCGATAAGTCATCGCGAAACTTACCTCCCCCAACCCTGTCGCCCATGTTGCGCGGTCAGTGACCACGAGAGGAGAGCTGTGTGTCAAGACCAATGAAGCCGGTCAAAGCCGGAAGGATCGTCCGCAAAACTATCACGTTCACCCGGGCCGCCTACGAGCGGCTCATGGAGGAGCGGGACCGTCGCGACAGTGAGGTCATTCATGCGTATCAGATCTCCGAGATTCTGGTCGAGTATGTGATCCGGGGAGGCAAGGCGCTGCCGATATCGCAATGGGAGGAGGGGCTGCTCAAGGGCGCCGGCGTCGAGCCGCCGCGGATCCCGCCGGCAGGCGCGAAACGCAACCGGAAACCGAACAGCAGAGAGGCCGGAGATGCCGATACCGGAGCCGCTAGCGCTTGAGCATGCTCACCATTGCGACCTGTGCAAAAGGCTGCCGGGCGTGCGGACGGTCGATATTTTCTACTGGGTCTGCGAGAACTGCTATTGGAACTACCTGACGACTCTGGAGCTGGAGCGATACCGATGACCGACAAAATCCTGGAGTGGCTCCGACGCCGGCAGAAGGGTCTGGGCGGCAGCGACATTCCGGTGATCACTCACGATGATCCGCGCAAGACCGAATATGAACTGGCGCTCGAAAAGACGGCTGACCCGGCGCTGCTTGAAGAGCCGCCGCGGGATCCGGCCACGATCACAGACCTAGACGTCGGCAATGCGATCCAGTCAGGTTTAGTCCAGCTCACGGCGCGGCGCTTTGGGCTGACCGGCGTTCAGGAAAACGTCATGGTGGAGCATCCCGACAATCGCATCCTGCGGGGCAGTCTCGATGCGGCCTTCGATGGCGGGCTGATCGAAGTCAAGACGCTGGGCGAATGGAGCCCCGACCGCTATGGCGAGGGCGCGGAAGGGATCCCCGCCCGGCATCAGCTTCAGACGTGGTGGTATCAGATGATCCGCAAGGGCTTCGCGATCATCGCTATCTTTGACCGCGGGCGCCTCTCCTGGAGAATTGTCGAGCAAGACCCCGTGATGGGCGACTGTCTCGCCGAGATAGGGCTCGATTGGTGGGATCGGGTTGTGGTGCGCGGCGTCATGCCGCCCATGACCTTCAGTCCCAAGGTGCAGCGCATGCTCCAGCGTCAGTATCCGACGCACAAACGGCCCGACATCAGGCCGGCGGAAAAGGACGAGCTGGAGCTACTGACCGAGTATCTCTGGTTGCGCATCAATCTGGACGAGATGGAGGTGCGCCGCAGGAACGCCGAAGTCACGCTGCAGAAAACCATCGCCGATCGCGAGGGAATCCGTTGGCCCGATGGTCAGGTGACCTGGAGACGGACCAAGGATTCACAGGTAATCGACTGGGAGAGCATGTCCCGCGGCCTGCTCAACGAGTTTGTCGAGGATCCCGTGAAGCGGCAGGAGCTGCTCGATTTCTACACCAGGACAAAAGAAGGCTCGCGCCGGTTTCTGCTTACTTCGAAACTGCGCACCAAACAAACCAGGGAAGAGGAGGCCGCATAAATGTCTGACGAACCGCTCGATCTCGTCGCCGAGGCTAGCGATAAGCCCACGCGGGAGATCTCGCCAATCAACGCCCTGCGCGAGGAGCTGGAAGCCGTGCGCGGGCGTCTGCGTGCGCTGATCCGCCAAGTGGGCGAGCCGGCCATGTGCCAGGGCTGCGAGGCGAATATCTACTTCGTCCGCCATCTGAACGGGCGCAACGCACCATACGACGCCGATGGCGTCAACCATTTCGCGACTTGCCCGAAGGCCGAAAACTTCCGCCGAAAGCGAGGCCCCAACCATGCCCGACCCTAACGAGATAACCAGGACTGGCGGCAATGTTGCGATGCGTCAGGATGCGGTCGGCGACGAGATCGCCGTCCAGCATGACCTCGCGCCGGCGGCGGCTGCAGCAGCGGCCAGAGCCAGGGAGGAGGCGCGAATCGCCCAGGCAATGAAATGGCGGCGCGACCTGGACGCCTCGCGCATCGCGATCATCAGGGATTGCCGGCGGCCCGGCTACGCCCAGGATGCGGAGTACCGCAAGCCTGTCGGCAAGAGAAAGAACCCGGACACCGGCAAGTGGGAGCAGGTCTACATCGAGGGTCCATCCATTCGAATGATTGAAGGGTGCCTCGCGCATATCGGGAATCTCGACATCCATGCCGACGTGATCTACGACGACGAGAAGAAAAGCGTGCTCCGGGTCTCGGTGACCGATCTGCAGAACAACGTCACTTACTCGACCGACGCCGTTCTGCTGAAGGTTGTCGAACGGCGCGAGGTGCGGCAGGGGCGTAAGGTTCTCGGCATGCGCGAGAACAGCTATGGCGACCCGGTGTACTTGGTCGAAGCGACGCCCGATGAGTTCCGCAACGTGGTCGGTACGGAACGGTCGAAGCTCATTCGCGACAACGGAAAACGCCTGATCCCCTACGACATCCTCGAAGAGGCCCGCGCCGCGGTGAAAGCCACCATGGCCGATGAGGCCGCCAAAGACCCCGACGCAGCCAAGAAGAAAGTCTTCGACCGATTCAACTCGATCGGCGTCTCGGTCGCCATGCTCAAGGAATATCTGGATCGGCCCGTCGAGACTCTCACCGTCGCGGACCTGCAGGAACTCGCGGTCGTATTCAACGGCCTGAAAGACGGCGAATTCACTTGGCCGGAGCTGATGCGGACCAAGGAGGAGCCCGCCGAGGGCGAAGAGGCCAAGCCCGAGCCGAGGCCGAAGCTTCGCGACCGCATTCTGGCGCAGAAGCCGCCGGCAGCGGAGACAAAGCCGGAGGCCAAATCGTAATGTGTCCGTCGTGCGCCTTCCGTAAGACTTGCGAGACCTGGGGCGAGCCGCGCAACCGTCTGGTGAGTCAGATCTGCGCCGCCGGCCCCATCCCCTTCTACTGTCACCAGGGCGTCCCTTGGGGGAATCCGCTGGCGCACGCCCTGCCGCCGCGATCGCTGGCCCAGCTCGCCGGCGGGAAGCTGCGCCTCTGTGAGGGCTGGAAACAGGCCGTGGCGAGCCGCCAATGGCCCGCCGATGGCGCCCTCCGGCGCTACCAGCGCTGGCTCGCGATTGCGGCGCTGAAGGCCGCCGACAGGTTCCATGATGGCGCGGCGACCGTGCGCGAATTGCAGCGGGAGCTGAGTCCGCTCGCGCAGTTCTACCGCGGCCCGCGGGCGTGGCAAATCGCCCGCATGGTGGAGAAACGCCAGTGACCCCCCAGAAGAAAAAGAATCACATGGTCACGCTCGAACGGCACGAGGTGATCGTATCCGCCATTGTCGGCGCACTGCGCGAGGTGGAAGCGCTCGATAAGGAATCCGAGAGTGACTATCACAAGGGCAGGGACTCGGCGGGGAACAATATTCAGGCCGCCGGCGCGGAGGCCGCGGTCGGCAAGCTGACAGACCATTACTGGCTGATGGGCGTGAATACCTATCGGGCGCTGCCCGACGTCGGGCAGCGGACGGAGGTGAGGTACACCGATCGGGCGGACGGCAATCTGATTCTCCGCAAGAGAGATGACCCCGAGAAATACTATGTGCTCGCCCGCGGCATGCTGCCGACCTTCGAGATCGTCGGATGGATCAAGGGCAGCGACGGAATGCAGGACTGCTATTGGATTGCGATGCCGGCCAATGGCCGCGCTCCGCATTGGCTTGTGCCGGCGGAAGACCTGAAACCGCTCGAAGACCGCATGGTGCGCCGAGTCGAGCAGGAAGGAGGGGGGAATGTCTCCAGGCAACCACATGGAGCTGGTTCCGCGTAAGTACACCGAGGCCGAACTCAAAGATTTTCAGCAGCGGCAGAATCTCGTCCTGGGCGAGGTTTACGACCTGCACTCGCAGAAGAAAGCGGCGACCGCGGCCCTCAATGGCAACATTCAAGCCAAGGAGAAGGAGCTGCGCGACCTGCACCTGAAGCTCGCGCAGGGCTTCGAAATGGTCGAGGTCGAAGCCGGCACGTTAATGAATACGCCGTCCCCGGGCATGAAGCGCATCATTTGTCTGGCCGACTCGACCACGATTCGCGATGAGCAGATGACGCCGGCGGAACGGCAGCGCAATCTCTTCGACAGTTTGCTCGATGACCCGGACGATCGGAGCCATGAGGCCTGAATGGATCTACGGCATTGCGATCAGCGGAGCGACGACGCCGCTGATCTGGTTGTGGCTGCTGCGCTGGCGTGATCGCCGCGCCCGCCGGCGGCGCGAACAAGAGATACGGGAATTGATCGGAGCGACCAACCCATGGTGGGGGAAGAAGTAGAAGAACCGCCGGTTCGCTGCGAGGGCTGCGGCTCGACCAATGTGACCTATGGCGAATTCGAATACGAGACGGGCGTCTATGCGCCTGACGGCGGCGCGGAAACCTGGGTCTATTACGGATACCACTGCGATGATTGCGGAGCGTTGACGGAGCTATGACTGACAAAACTGACAAAACCAAGGAGCGGGTGTATTCCTCTCTGGGCGATATCAGCACGAGCGACCCGGACTTTGCGCGGGCGCTTCGCCCCAGCCGGCCCACGGTGATCTGCCTCTGTGGCTCGACGCGATTCTGGCGCGAGTATCAGGAAGCGAACCGGGACGAGACGCTGCGCGGCAATATCGTCCTGACGGTCGGGTTCTACATGTACCCGCCGCAAGCTCAACCGCTGTTTCCGGGGCTCATGGAAACCGTCTTGCCGGCGATCAAGGCCGAGCTGGACGAGCTGCACCTGCGGAAGATCGACATGGCCGATGAGGTTCTGTTCTTGAATCGCGACGGGTATATGGGCGAGAGCACCCGGCGCGAGCTGGCCTATGCGCGGGAAAAAGGCAAAGTCATCCGATTTCTCGAGTCCCCAGCGGGGAGCTAATGGGAAAAGTCATGAACGAAACGCTGGAGGGGCGGAAGGTCAGGATACTGCTGATCGGTCTCGCTTCCGGCGGCTGGCACGAGGCCGTCGGACAATTCATCGTCAGCTACGACCCGGAGTATCACCTGCCCGACGGATCGTATGACGGCGGCGATCTGGTCTGCACTCGCGACCCGATGCAGGCACGCCTGTTCGAAATGCGGGAAGCGCTGGAGCTTTGGAAGGCCGGCCCGACGTGCAGTTGCCACCGGACACGGGCGGACGGCCAACCCAACCGACCACTGACGGCGTTCACAGCTAGGCTCCGGTGATTGAGGAAACCATGCCAAATCTAGACACTCTGCGAAAGCTCCCCTACGGTTGGGACGGCGGCAACGCCGAGCCGCCGAGCGAGGAATCGATACGGCTGGCGGAAGCCATCATCAGCGCTACGCCGGTCGTGCTGCCGCACGAGAGCGGCGGTGTCGTGATCGAATGGCGCGACAGGGCTCAGTCTCTGTTGCTGGTGGAAACCATTTCCCGCGAGGGAACTTTTGATCTGGAGTAACTTATGGCGTCACCCAAGGAAATCGCGGATCTCTTCACCTCGATGCTCACAGACGGGCTTCTGTTGAGCATGTCGTCTGGAATTGAGCCGGCGTTCTTGTCCCACCCCATAGAGATTGGAGGTGCGCAGACGTTGTACTTTGTGATCGCCAACGAGGCCGCATTCGAACAGGTATTCGTCAAGGCCGCCAGGGACCGTGGCGTAGCGCCAATGGTCAAGAGCGGGGACCGTCCGCGGAGGGTGCAATGACCGATACCGAGTTACTCAACTGGGCCGAAGAAAACCTGGATGATGTTCAAGTCATCCGCGACAAAGGTCGCGGCAACAAAGTGATCGTCAGTTTTTGCTTTCCGTCCACCGGATGTCCGGCTGACGTGGAAGCTGAGACGCTGCGCGGGGCGCTGATGTTGGCGCAAACAGTTACGAGCTGATCGACATGGCCGACCTGCCAGATTCCTGGGCCGGGATGGAAAACGTCCTGAGTAAAAGCGAGGAGGCCGCTACGGTCCCTCACGTGGATCCGCATTCGCCGCACGGCTTCATCGTGGTGGGCGCCGAGTGGCTCAGGCGGCGTTTTCGCGGCCAGCCGAATCAGGTGCTTCGCGACCACTACTTATTCGCAGCAGCCAACGGGCGCCGCTACTGGTTCCACGATGCGCCAGAGGTGCGGCGCGAGCTGGGAATGGAGCCATGAAGCGCGACGAAAAACTGGCGGCGATAGTCGAGCGCCCGGTCCATTATCTGGCGCAGTGCTCCCGAAGATTTCCGCAGGTTTGGCGGCAGCACGATCAGGCGCGGCGAGAGTATAAGCCAATTCTTAACTGGCCTGATTGGTGTTATGCGCCGGTGGCTGTGACTGCCATAGCAATATTGGGCGCCCCGGCCTTGCATGCGTCCAACGAATTGATAGACGAGCAGGCAGCGATCATGAAATGTTATTCGGCATTGGCCGCTTGGCGCATCACCAAGGGCGTCTATATCTTCGATCAAACGATCTGGGACCGATTATGGGAGACGCAGATAGAGGGCGATTTGCCGGTCGAGGTCCTGCGACAATTGCCGGAGTATTGCGTATATATTCCATTCCCGCGGCCCTTGGATTACTACACTATAGACTGCTTCCACCGTATACCGATCTATGGTTTCTTTGCTCACCTTGAGCAGCTTTCGGCTGGGGATACCTATCTACTACTGACTCTCGACATTGATACCAGTTCCGTGCGGGGCTGCGATGTGGGCGCCTACCATGAATTAGTGAATATCACGCTCCCGCTAAAGGGCGACTTATCTGAGTGCTGTAGGTTATTTGTCGGAGGATTAAAGCGAGGGCTTGGGGATAGGAGGCGCATGGCCGAGGCGGGAGAAATTGACGCGGAACAAATCCCCTACTTTCTCGATGCAGAACAGTGGGTCGATCATCAGCAGGACCTGCTCATTCGTCCGCTTCTCGCGATCTTGCTCTACCTTTGCACAGCCGAGGCTGACATTCGCGGCCCCGACCCGATTCGCGGCCTCCGTACTTATAAATCAAAGCGCGGCCTTCGAGCCCTAACGCCGGATGAACCGACCATCCGCGAAGTTGGGTATGTAATCGGCGCGAAGTTCCGAGCGGCGATAGCGGCGGCTTCGTCGCGGAGCGCTGGCGGCGGCGGGGCCCACGGCAGTCCCATGCCTCATGTCCGGCGGGCTCATTATCACGGCTATTGGATCGGGCCGAAGGCCGCCATCGAAGGCGAGCAGCCCACCAGCCGGCGATTCATTTTGAAGTGGCTGAATCCGATCTTCGTCAACATGGGGGAGGGCGGCGAGAGTATCCCGACCGTTCATCAGGTGGTCGCATGAAGGAAATGCAGCCGGCGCTGCGCTCGCCTGAGGAGGTCCAGCGGGCGCACCACATTCTCATGAGCCTCATTTTCGAAGACGATCTGCGGGGCTACATATTCAGCAATTGCGAGCCGGCGATGGCGTATGAATGCCTGAAGGCTCAATGCGACATCCTGTGCTGGGTCTCGCGGCATGAACACAATCAAACCTTCGCCAAACACCTGCGCCAGATCGAAGCGGGGCTGCGCGAGGCCGGCGTCGAGATACTGAACAGCGGCGAGCTGAAGCGGAGGCCGCCGAAGAGTCAATCAACTAGATAGAAGGAGGAGCTATGGGAGACGTTTCAACGCCAACAGTAGCAGTGGACCTCACTACATCCACAGACAGCAGCGCCACAGCGCCGCCTGACGGCGGCTTGCGAGACAGCGTCGGGCAATTGCCATCATTGCCGGCAACGCCCGAGGAATTCAACAACGATATGCGGGAGGCGCAGATCGCCGAGTTCGGCGACCCGGATGGGTGGCAAATGAACACCAGGACGGGACCGGAACCGAGCCCGGTGTGCGCTTTTCCGTCGCTATATTTTTTGGGATATGTGACGGTGTCGCTTCCTCAAGGCGGATTCAGACAAGAGGCGCCGCGCTACTGCGGAACCGGCTACGCGGCGGCTGTGATGCTCAGCTTCACGCAGAAGTATTTCGACGCCGACGCATCGATGTACTACGACTGGCCCCAAGACGATGAGTACGGTGGCGGCTATTCCTCGAACCGCAAAGTGCCGTGGCTGAAGTCCGGATCGAAGAAGGCCAATGTGGGGCTGATGAGCGAGTATTTTACTCACAATTATCCGTCCGGGAAGGCGATGGTCGCCGCTCTGGCCGAATTCCGATAGGGTCCGCGCCCCGCTGGCGGCGGCTTCTCGCAAGGAGGCCGCCGCTGGCGTTTCACCCCAAGATCATTGATGGATTATAAATATGTTGTTAACGTCGGATTATGACGGACACTTCAACTGCCACCCGGTTGCCCTATGGCGCCGGGAGCATTCAATTTCGAGGGCAGGTTTTCTGGGCCTGCTACAAGACGAACCAGGGCGAACTCTCCCAGGTGAATACGCATACCGCCGACCGCGGGTTAGCGCTCAAGCTCTGCGCACAGCTTGTCCTGGCGCAGTGGCGCGAGCGCCTCGCCGATCTGGAGGCGATCGCTGATGGCCGCCAGGAAAATCAAGGTCAGGGTGAAGCCGGCGGAAGAGACGCCAGACGGCGAGGAGCTGCTCGTTCGGGCGCTGCGGGCCACCGTAAAACTGGGCGAAAAGGTACTCAGGGAGGAACACGGTAATGGCGGCAAGCGCACTCGTAAAACCGAGTCCCCAACAGACGATGCTCATCGGAGCGAAGATCACCAGGGTGAGCCTTGAGCGTCAGGTCGGCAACTATTCAGCCGATGCGCAGGACCGGAAGTTTGACAAGCTGGGCCAGGAGAACGGCGTCATTTTTCCCGACGAATTTCGCGTCGATGACGAAGGCTACAGCGGCGCGGACTTCAACCGGCCCTCGATCAAGAAAACTATGCGCTGGGTGAAGGAAGGCCGCATCAACGTCGTGGGTTGGGCGCACATTGACCGCTTCGCCCGCAACGTCGAGGGCGGGCTGGCGACGATTCGGATGTTTCGCAAGGCAGGGGCGCAGATCCTGCTGGGGCATCTGGGCCTGTACCGGGATGAATCGACTTTCCGGCTGCACATGCTCATCTACATGATGCTCGCCGAGCATCAGCGGGACGTGATTCGCGAGAAGTCGATCGAGGGCGTCTTCGAGAAAGTCCGCAAGGGGTTCGCGCACGGTGGCCGCTCGCCGTATGGATGGCGATTCGTCACCGCCCTGGAGCTGGCCGCGAAAGAAGTCGAGCAGGCCCGCCGGGAAGGCCGCGAACCGGTGATCGAGCGCAAGCCCAAGAACGTTCACGAGCCGGTCGCCGAGCATCATAGGGTCCTGCACCTGATGGAGGATGCCATCCTCGCCGGCGAGAGCCAACGCGGCGTCTGCCGGTTTCTGCTGGAGCAGGGCGTCAAGAGCCCGACCGGCAAACCACGCTGGAATCCGACGACCGTGACCAGCATTGTCCACGACCTGCTTTACTCGACTGCCATTTGGCATTACAACAAGCACATGAACGTCGAGGTCGAGCCGGAAGATATGCGCAACCCCAACGGCGATCGCCACCGCATGAAGACCGGACACCGGCTGCGGGCCGAGAGCGAATGGATCGAACAGAAGCTGGCCGGCGGCCCCGTCTGGACGCCCCAACGGCAAGCCGAGCTGATCGTCGCCCTGGAGCGCAATGGTCGCACGTCCGTTGGCAAGCCCGCCCGCCCGGCGTCTGAGGGCGGCGTGAAGTCCGTTCTGTCGGGCATGTTGACATGCGGTCGCAGGACCATCACCGGCGAGATCTGCAACCATGCATGGGCGCCGCGGCAGAAGTCCACTCCCAACGGGCGCCGTCTGCGGTACGGCTGCACCAACCGTGATGACCTGACGGGCGCGGAGCTGTGCCAGAAGGTCACTGTAGAGCGCACGGGCAGCGGCCCGCGGCATGCGGGCAACCCGACCAAGGAAATTCGCACCTGGGACGGCCCCATGCTGGAGGAAACTCTCTGCCAGGGCGTTGCCGATGCTCTCATCGCGCAATTGCCTGATCTCGTGCGTCGGCACCAGGATCAGATGAACGACAGTTTCGACGCCGCCGAACTCGACAGCATGAAGGCGAGGGAGAAAAAGCTGGCGGCCAAGCTGGACGAAGCGCGGCGGAAGGAAATTTTGGCGGATGACGCCGAAGCCAAGGAGACGTATTCTAATCTGGTGGCGGAACTCAAGGGCGAACTGAAGCTGCTTCAGAGGCGTCTCGCTACGATGGCCGGCGAGGCTGAAGAGATCGTCGTGAACTACCGCACCATCGCAGCCAAGGTCAAAGCTGCCGCAACCGCACGCCTTCCTGAGAACCGGCGGGCGTTCCTGCTGATCTGGGTGGCCGAGATCGTCATGCTGGAGCACGAGGCTGAAGTGACGCTGAAAGTGCCCATAGCGAACTCAACCAGGGGTGCTAACTGTCCAGTGCAGCAACCTGCACTTGACAATTACATCCACCTGAAAACAAAGGTTCGGGTCGCCGCATGAAGGCGACCCAAACTCGAGTGAACTACCCCGAGCCGCCGTCCAGCCCTAGCGCTGGCGGCGGCTTTTGCATTGATACACCTGAGACGGATCGATACGGATCAATCCAGGTTGATACCGGCTGGCAGTGGACCTGCCGATGGTGCGGCCACGGCAACCGTGGAACCGACTCCGGCTATTTCTGCGAACGCTGCGGGTGCCACCGATGATCCGGGTCGAATTTCAGGTCGCCGGCAAGGTCTACCAGTGCGCTGTGGGCGACGGCCCGCCGCCGCCGGAAACTCTGAAGCTGGTCTTCAAGCCCTGCACTCTCAAACCGCCGGTCGAGCTGCAACTGCGGTTCCTGGGGACCGATGAACTGCGCGGCGTCGAGCTGTACCGGCCCGCGGAAATGGAGGTCGCGTGAATGACCATCGTTCGCTGAAAGAGCTGCTCATCGAGGTCGAAGGCTGTGTCGAACACTTGTACTTGGACACCCGCGGCAACGCCACGATCGGCGTTGGTCACCTCGTGCATGATCCCGACCGATTGCCACTGCTGCGCGAGGATGGATCTCCCGCGAACGTGAACGAAATCCGCCAGGAATGGGGGATTGTGATGCGCCAGCCGCCCGCCCTGCTCGCGTCGATGTATCGCAAGTTCACCAAGCTCCACCTCGCGCCCGAAGCCATCACGGCCCTTCTAGACGCCGATATCGCCGCCGTCAAGGCCGGCGTCGGCAATCACTTCGCCGGATTTGAAGATTATGCCGACGGCCCGATGGATGCGTTGTTGGACATGGCGTTTAATTTGGGCGCGGGCGGTTTGCTGCGCTACACCCGGCTCCGCGCCGCCGCCGAGGCAAAGGACTGGCGCACGTGCGCCGCTGAATGTCACCGCCGCGGAATCCCCGAGTCGCGCAATGAGCGCACTCGGCAAATGTTCCTGAGCGCTGCGCAGCCGGAGGCCGCCTGAATGGGCATGCATAAACTCGCCCGCTGTAAACGCGGCTTGCATGATCTGATCGGCTGGAACGCAATCCTCAAAGCAGATAACTCACGCGAGTGCCGAGCCTGCCGTTATGTGCGGACCAATTCGAGGAAAAAGAGACAACGCGGCCAGAGGAACTGAGACATGAATTGCCCGACCTGCCAAGCGCTGATCCCCGACAACCGCGTGGCGTGCCCGTTGTGCACGTCGAAGCTGAACGACGAAGCCCTGGCCGCGGCGCAAGCCAGTTACCTGCCGAAAATTCTCGACGGCAAAGATGATCTGCGCACTGCCTTAATCGGCGGGCAGCGCCACGTTCGGATGTTTGGGACCGAGATCACGTTCTGCAACAAGGCCATCAGCCGCGGGAATAAACGTGGCTACCTGCCATGGGACCAGCTCGACAAATCCGACGTGTGCACTCAGTGCCGAATCCGGGTCCGCGCCGTCGCCCAGGAGGTGGCCGCTGCGTGATGCCCAGTGTCCATATTCGGCTGATCTGGTGGCGCAACCCGAACGTTCCCGATCGCATCGAGGGCCGGTTGCAGGTCGCCTGCTCCAGTGAGGAGTGGAAGATAGTCGGCGTGATTTCATGCCAACGGCCCGAATGGGTCGCCCTGGTGGGCGCACTCATGATCGCCGGCGTTGAGGTGACTTACAGGCCGGCGGAAGAGCCAAAGGAGGCCCATGGGATTCACCAAGCGATTTCAACTTGAACAAGCCGAGCGGGAATACGCCGAGCACCTGCGCGAGCTGAAAGCCGAAGCCGATGCGGAGTTCCCGGGCGAGGATTGGGATCCCGAGGATTACGAGTCGTACAAGCTCGTGATGGAAAAAGACGACTGACATGAGCAATCGCTTCCGGCTGACGCCGCTCCAGGTTCGGATGTCGGAAAACGACATCGAGAAGTCCTGCGTGGACCTGCTGCATCTGTACCGCTACTTTCCGGTGCGGCAGCATGTCGGGCGATTCAGAACGCCCGACGACCGCTGGGTCACGATCGGCAAACCGGGCGACCCGGATTGGATTGCGGTGAAGAGTCCGAGCTTCTTTCTGGAGGTCAAGCGACCGGGCGAGGTTGCTACTGATCTTCAATTGCGGCGTCACGCCGAACTGCGCCTGTATGGCTTCGACATTCTCGTGGTCGAAAGCGCCGAGCAACTGCGCGATTGGCTGGAGGAGTGGGAGCGAGCGCCGTAAGGCACAAACAAATGCGGCCCGCTGGCGCGGGCCGCGAAACTTTTACCCATCAAATCGGCTCTAAGTCGGGCCTTATCCGACTTAAAACCCTGTGAACCGAGGAGACAGCCAGAGAGGACGTTCCTCGTGACTTCAGCATACTCCAAAAGCTCCTACATTTGCATACCGGAAGCGCTCGTTTTAGCGCAAGATTTGTCGCATGTTGCGCTACGGTTGCTGCTAATTCTGATTACGTTCCGTAACCGAACCACCGGGCAGTGCAACCCGAAGCGGGCGACCCTCGCAAAGCGCCTGGGATTCGGGCTGCGCACCACCGACAAGTATCTGGCTGAACTGCGCGGCAAAGGGCTGGTGCGCAGCCGGCCAACCGCGGGCCGGTATAGCAGCTACGAAATAGACACCGCCGCAGAGTGGAAAACGGCCCCGCCGGAGGCCGCCGGCGAGCGCCCGGAATCGCCCGGGAGGTGCGCAACCAGTTGCGCATCAGGTGCGCAAGATGGTGCGCCGGAGGTGCGCAAGAGTGCGCAGTTTGGAGCTGCTGTATCTCTATATGAACCAACTGTTCTTCAACCAAAGGTATTTGAACCACTCGCAACCGCCGCCGCCGCGCCGGTTGCTGAGGAGGTGCGCAAGCTCGAAAAACCGACGGCGGCGGCGGCGGTAAGCGATGACCAAAAATCTTTCCAACACCAAGACCGGGTGGCGGTAGCCGCGCCACTTCCGGTTTTGCCGCCCCAGGTGAGGCCGGAAAACGCGAAGTCGGAGGTTCGGCAGCTAGCGCAGGAATTGGCCCAGGAGCTGTCCGCTACCCACCCCAAGCCAGGATTACCCTACAAGGCCGTCGAGGAGATCACCAGGGCGCTCGAAACGTCGGGAAACCCCATTCTGGCCGCGGAGCAGATGCGGGCAAATCACGCAGCGTGGTGCGAATACTGGCGAGGACCAGGAGCCAACGGATTCATCGGGATGCTTTTCCGCTGGGTTCGCGACGGCGAATGGCAGATCAAGCCGGTGGTGAGGAGGCCGATGAGCAAAACCGATTTGAAAGCAGAGGAGTTTTTAAAGGCCTATGCCAATCGACGCGGCGCAAGCCTACAAGCTTGTTAGGGGTCTGTCAGGGCTGAACTATTACCCGAGCGACGACGACGCTGTGGGGTTGCTTTTGAAAGCCATGCAGGCGGCCTCCAGCGTCGAAGCCGGCGAGGCCTTTGTAGACCACTGGACGCTTACACTTCGCAATCGCGATTGTCCCAAGCCAGGGGATATTCTGGATTACTTCCAGCCGCCAAAGTCATCCGGCGAATTTCTAGGCTCTCCGCAGAGCACCGGCTGCTCATTGTGCGGCGGCTCCGGCTGGATCATCGTGGAGCGCAAGGGCGTCGAAGGCGCGAAGAAGTGCACCTGCATCGCAGCATGAATCGAGTGGCCGCCCCTGAGTAGGGTTACTCAGCCTTCAGACCGGTTCATGACGCCGGGCCTAGGCGGCCACCGGCCAAGGTATCACGAGGCGGCTGGGCCGGCGGATGGCTTCAACCGACAAATGCCAAGTAGATATGGATCATGACCAAGTGAGCCAAAACTGTAAACGCTTCACAGCGGTCGGGATAGCGTCTTTTGGCCGCAACAGCGTATCGTGTAAACACCTGATATACACCGGGGCCATTCCCGGTATGTTGATCACAAATAGGTGAAAAAGTACCTTGCGTATTTGCGAAAAGTTGAATAATATTTCTGCCAAACCAGACAGCGGCGTTTGCGTTTTTTTCTCGCAAATTAGCCCGCCGTCGTTACGGGGAATTTACGAATATGAACCGTACAGAGGTGGATCTTGGAAGCAACGAGAGAGGAACCGCGCGCGCGCGCTGTCCCTCCCTTGCCGGCCTCGCCCCCGACGCCCATCCTCCACCCCACACGCCAGCCCCGCA